TTTGACATGGTGATCATAGATGAGCTCTCATCCTTCAAAAACCACAAGGCAAAACGCTTCAAGTCCCTGATGAAGGTTCGGCCCTATATCCACAGGATCATCGGTCTTACCGGCACGCCTTCTTCCAACGGACTGATGGATCTTTGGGCAGAATTCAAGCTGCTGGATATGGGACAACGCCTCGGTCGCTTTATCACACAGTACCGGATGAATTATTTTATCCCGGACAAGCGAAACGGCGAAATCATATATTCCTATAAGCCGCTGCCCTATGCAGAAGATGCCATTTACCGGAGAATTTCAGATATCACGATTTCCATGAAGTCCACCGACCACCTGAAAATGCCGGAGCTCATTTCTACGCAATATGAAGTAGCGCTTTCGGATGCCGAGCGTGACCGATATGAGAATTTAAAGCAGGAGTTAATCCTGCAGCTGCCGGATGGCGAAATAACCGCCGCCAATGCTGCCGCGCTGACAGGGAAGCTCTCCCAACTTGCGAACGGTGCCATTTATTCCGATACCGGCGAGATCATGGAGTTCCATGACCGGAAGCTGGACGCTTTGGAGGATATTATCGAGGCCGCAAATGAAAAGCCGCTTCTGGTGGCCTACTGGTTCAGACACGATCTGGCCCGGATCAAGAATCGCTTCAATGTCCGGGAGATCAAGACAAGCCGCGACATTGCTGACTGGAATGCGGGAAAGATTCCTGTAGCAGTCATCCATCCTGCCTCAGCCGGACACGGCCTAAACCTGCAGGCAGGCGGTTCCACTCTCGTCTGGTTCGGGCTCACATGGTCGTTGGAATTATACCAGCAGACAAATGCAAGGCTCTGGCGGCAAGGCCAGCAGTCTCATACCGTAGTCATCCAGCACATCATTACCAAGGGCACCATTGATGAACGCATCCTGAAGGCACTCTCCAAAAAGGAGCTGACCCAGTCCGCTTTGATTGATGCCGTCAAGGTGGATCTGGAGGTGCCACGATGACAAGACCGTATGAAAATCTTATCAATGCCATCATTCTGCAGGCAGTGAAGGATTATCGGGATGCCTTAAAGCGCCTGAAGAAAAAACCACAGAATACAGACGCCATGTCCACTGCGATGGAAATAGAACGATTTTTCCATTCTGCCTGGTATCAGACCATCACCAGTGTAGATGGCGACTACCTGATACAAAAGCTGCGAGAGGAGGCGAAGTCAAAATGACCGTAAAAGAATATCTTCATCAGGCTTATCGCCTTGACCAGAAGATCAAGTCCGACACGATGGAAGTACAGAACCTCCGGGTGATGGCTGGCAGCGTGTCGGCAATCCAATATGACAAGGATCGTGTACAGACCTCTCGATCTACGGACGCACCCTTTATCCGGACGCTGGAAAAGATGTGGGATCTGGAAAACAAGATCGCGGCAGAGCTTGAAACTCTCTCCGACCTAAAGAAACAGATCCGTGAGGTCATCGAGGCTGTGCCGGATACAGATGAACGCATGGTTTTAAAGTATCGTTACATTCATGGACTTACCTGGGAGCAGATCGGCATCGAGCTTTGTGCCGACGCCCGCACGATCCGTCGCTGGCATGGCAAGGCTCTGCAGCATGCCTCTCTGCCGGAGCATCCCATCATCATATGAAATGCGCCCGAAATGTCCTGCTTTGTCCAAAGATGTCCACCCCGCCATTATGATAGTATATAATCAGCGAAACAGAATAAAGAACGGCTGCACGCGCAGCCCTAAGCCTTGCAGGAAACACTGCAGGGCTTTTCTTTTGTCCGGAAAGGAGGCAGCCATGCCTATGAAACCAAAGAGGCCGTGCCGCTACCCCGGCTGCCCGAAGCTGACCGATGGTCTGTACTGTGAAGAGCATGCCAAGGTTATGCAGCAGCACTATGAGAAGTTCACGCGCGGTTACTCCTCCGGCAAGAGGTACGGCAGAGCATGGAAACGAATCCGTGACCGCTACGTTCACAAGCATCCTCTCTGCGAGATGTGTTTAAAGCAAGGTCGCTACAAACCAGTCGAGGAAGTCCACCACATCATTCCTCTCTCCGAGGGAGGGACAAATGATGAGAGCAACCTCATGAGCCTTTGCCGTTCTTGTCATGAGAAGATCCATAAAGACCGAGGAGACCGCTGATGATCTTCGTGGTCTTTTCTTTTGTGCAAGAAATATTTTGATGCGGGAGGGGCAGGTCAAATCTCTGTGGAAAATGCTGCGGAAAACGGCGCCCCCTCTTGCGTGCAAAAAAGGCGATTTCAAACGGGTAATAAAGGAGGCGGTTAAAAATCATGCCGACAAAATCAAATAACACAGGTGGTCGCGGCGGCAGACGTCCCGGTGCGGGCCGGAAAAAGACCGCCGTCAAAGAAAAATACGAAAACGGAAATCCAGGCGGCAGAGATCTCACTGTGCTGGACATACCGGATGTCGAAGGCGAGGACATGCCAACCCCGCATGACTTTCTATCTGCCAAACAGCATGACGGCTCCACCCTGGAAGCTGGTGATATCTATCGGGAAACATGGGAATGGCTGGATAAGCTCGGCGTAGCAAAAGCGGTGTCTCCACAGCTCTTAGAGCGTTACGCGATGTGCTCCGCCCGCTGGATTCAGTGCGAAGAGATGACCACTCGGCTCGGATACCTTTCCAAGCACCCGACGACTGGGAAGCCGATCCCTTCACCCTTCATCAACATTGGCATCAACTACATGAATCAGGCAAGCCGCCTGTGGAATGAAATCTTTCAGATCGTCAAGGAAAACTGCTCTGCCGAATACAGCGGGCTCAATCCACAGGACGACGTGATGGAACGACTCCTGCAGGCCAGAAAGGGAATGTAAATGAACACACAGAAATTGGAACAGGTACCCATTGATAAATTGGTGCCTTACGCCCGGAATGCCCGGACGCATAGTAAAGAACAGATTGCACAGCTTCGTGCATCCCTCCGGGAATTTGGATTTGTAAGCCCCGCCGTTATTGACGCTGACTACAACATCCTCGTCGGACACGGCAGAATCGAAGCCGCCCGCGCGGAAGGCTATGAAAACGTGCCTTGCGTCTTTGCCGAAAACCTGACAGAGGCACAGAAACGCGCCTATATTCTTGCGGACAATCAGCTGGCCCTGAACGCAGGCTGGGATGAAGAAATGCTGTCCGTGGAATTATCCGATCTGCAGGATTCCGCTTTTGATCTCTCACTTCTCGGCTTTGGTGCCGATGAACTGGAGAAACTCCTCGATGGCGGTGCGGATAAGGATGTCAAGGATGACGACTTTGATCTGACCGCCGCTCTGGAGAAAGCCTCCTTTGTGGAACGCGGCGACATCTGGACTGTTGGAAAGCATCGTCTCATGTGCGGCGATGCCACCTCTGCCGACGATGTGAACCTGCTCATGGATGGAAAGAGTGCCAACCTGATTCTGACTGATCCGCCCTACGGCGTTTCCTTCAAAGCCTCAGACGGTCTGACCATTGAAAACGACAGCTTAAAGGGCGAGGAGTTTTACAACTTCCTGCTTGCCGCATTCAAGAACATGACCGACCACCTCGAAAAAGGCGGTGCCGCCTACTGCTTCCATGCGGATACCGAAGGTCTCACCTTCAGGAAAGCCTTCATTGACGCAGGCTTCCACCTCGCCGGTGTTTGCATCTGGGTAAAGAATTCCCTTGTGCTCGGTCGTTCCGATTACCAATGGCAGCATGAGCCAATCCTCTATGGATTTTTACAAAATGGTAAACATCCGTGGTACTCCGACCGCAAGCAAACAACCATCTGGAACTACGACAAACCGAAGCGCAATAAGGATCATCCGACTTCAAAGCCGCTGGATCTTCTGGGCTATCCCATCCAGAACTCTTCGCAGGAAAACTCTGTAGTGATTGATACCTTCGGCGGCTCTGGCAGCACACTCATGGCCTGCGAGCAGCTGAACCGCATCTGTTACATGATGGAGCTTGATCCAAAGTACGCTTCTGTTATTCTGCGCCGCTATGTAGAGGACACGAATGACGCGGAAAATGTGTATGTCGTAAGAAACGGCGAACGGATCAGCTACTCCGAGCTTGCCAAGCAGGTGGATTTTGAGACTGTATAATACACAAATTCCGCGTCTGATATTCGTCGATGTTTTACTACAGAATATGCCCGGTATCGCTTGCTAATAAAGGCTTTCAGAGTGATATATGTACGTACCGAAAGGCAAACAGGAAGCCTTCGGAAAACAAAATAAACGGAGGTACATACCATGAAAGCAAACTACAACGTAACCGGAGCAGCAAGAAAGGCACTGGTGAGTGCCATCTCCAACATCACAGGCGACAAGGCCATATACAAGCTCATGCCGACCTGCGCCTATGAAATCGGTGACATCACCGTCAGCAAAGAAGGATGCGTCAGCTGCGAGGATGCTGACAAGCTCGATCGCCTGATGCACAACCTGATCGCAGACGAATTCACACCGGAAACTGCAGACGCTCCTGCTGAAAGCGCCAGCGAAGACGATGCTCCGCAGACAGCAGCTGACAAAGGCGCTGGCCTTACCGTTGCCCTTCCGCTCGACTGCGCAGACGTCGGAAACCTTAAAAACCTTCTCGAAGCCAAAGGAAGCCTCATCAAAAAGGCACTCGGTATTGATGATCTCGGCTTCTCCATCGAGGATGACAAAATCAGCTTCCCTTGGTTTGAGGCCATGCTCCCGCCAGATGAAATCAAAACCTACCTTCACTTCGTTGCCGCCCTCTGCAAACTCAGCAAAGATCAGAAACGGATCAACGCCACAGAGAAACCGGTCGAAAACGAGAAATACGCCTTCCGCTGCTTTCTTCTGCGGCTGGGCTTCATCGGAAATGAATACAAGGCAGAGCGTAAGATTCTCTTAAAGAACCTCTCCGGCAACTCCAGCTGGAAGAACGGCGCTCCGGAGAAGGAGGCAGTAACATGCGAATGATCAGACAAAACGAGCTTGACGCTCTCCGCTCCCGATATCCTGCTGGCACACGTGTGGAGCTTCTTCAGATGGACGATGTACAGGCACCGCCCATCGGTACCAAAGGAACGGTGACCGGGATTGATGATACCGGTTCCCTCCTCGTAAACTGGGACAACCGCTCCGGCCTCAATGTAATCTACGGAGTCGACCTTGTCCGGAAGGTGGCAGATTGACATGGAACAGAAAATCAAAGAACAGATTCTTGCCATCCGCGATACCGGCCTTACCAACATGTTTGACATTGGCATGGTTCAGCGCCTTGCCTATGAGCGTGACTTCTATGAACTGGTTCTCTACCTCGAAGATCACCGGTCGGAATATGCACACTTCATCCTGACCGGCGAAGGCTAAAATACACAGTTTGGCCCTGTGATTTTTCCGCAGGATTGTCACATATATTTTGCCTGAATTGCTTGCTAATAAAGGGCTTCAGAGTGATATATGTACATACCGAAAGGGAAACAAAAAGAAAACGGAGGAACCACCATGAAGTACACAATTGAAGCGATTGAAAACGCAAAGACCGGAATGAAATGGAGCGACATCGGAGTGCAGTGGACACTTGCGCAGGCTTACCTTTACAGCAAGGATGCCGGGAACGAGCTGCCGAACTTTGCCGATGTCATCTGGGACGAGGATATTGAAACCATCCTTGCAGACTGCAGAAGGCTTGGCGTGAAGGAATTCACCATCAGCTCCACCTTTTCAAGCCTCATCGAAACCATTGCAAGGTTCGAAGATCTCGGCTGCACGCTGGACGGAATCGTAAGAGTCAAGGAACGCTGCACCCACTTCGGAAGCGACGAGCATGCCCTGATTCCCGCATTCAAGATGACGGTGAAGGAGGCATAAACCATGTGGAGCGAAGGAACCATCGGAATTCCTGATGCGGCTGACAAGAACAAATACACAGCCTGCCATTACTGGGTAAAGCACTATGACGAGCCCAGCGAGATCTACGGTCTCAACAAAGGCAAGATTTCCAAACTCATGATTAAGATCAACGGAACGGTCGCGGCAAACTACGACAGAGGCTGGGACATCGAGCCCACCTGTAAGGAAGCAGAGCTGGCGCTTTGCATCCTTCTGAACAACTACAACTAAGCAAAACCTAAGAAAGAAAATTCCGGGAGACAGGAGCCACGCGGCTCTTTCTCTCGTACTGATAAAGATTTGAAGATCGCTTCGGCGGTCTTTTCTTTTGCCCTGAAGGAGGCGGACTGTATGGCAATGCGCAAACTGAAAAAATACAAGCCGACCCGCTTCATGGCCAAGACCTCCACCTACAGCAAAGAGATGGCCGACTATGCCGTCATGTTCATTGAAAGCCTGACTCATACCAAAGGCACGTGGGCCGGAAAGCCCTTTGAACTCATTGACTGGCAGGAGCAGATCATCCGCGACCTGTTCGGTGTTTTAAAGCCAAACGGATACCGGCAGTTCAATACGGCCTACATCGAAATTCCAAAGAAGATGGGAAAATCTGAGCTTGCCGCTGCC